TTCACACCTGCCATACCTGGGGCAAAAGATCCTACAATGAACCCTGCAGTATCAATACCCATCTGATGATCTTCATAGTACTTAGCAAGATCAGAATCGATATCTGCAATTCGTTGCTTGTTTGTGACTAAACCATCAGACGATGTTGTGCCACTCATCCAATTCCCAATTTGGGCAGGGATGTTTACAATCTCATTGCCGGCAGCTATCAGAGTAGCAGGTACTCCTTTAGTTACCAGATCAATAGCAGAGTCAAGAAATCCCTGCTCCTTAGCGCCGCCATTCAGTGAGGTATGAATATCAGATGCAAGCAGATAGGCAGGAGTTGTCATGATTATTTAATTCCCAATTCTTCATTAGCCTTGCGATATGCTTCATATACTACGTCAGGCTGTCCAGTAGGAATACTGTAAGTCTGTTTTCCATTCTGCATAGTACCTAATCCTGGCAATCCAAACTTAGCAACTACAGCACCTTGCAATGCAACCTGAGCGCCAACCTGATCTGCCAGATCTACGCTCTCTTTACCAAACAGATATCCACTGCGTGCGCGGTAGCCATATTTAGTCTGCTCGCGGCCAGTAATCTTCTTAAACTCATTTAGAGTGTTATTGATATTGGCAGCTTCTTGGAATACGTGAGCCACGAAAGCAGCAGCCTCAGTAGATTTCACATCTCCATTTACCACAGCAGCAGCGGCCGCATTCAATACAGTTCCTTCACTTAGCGGGCTATATGCATTACCTTCATTGAGAGTAGGCTGTACATATTTCTGCCAAATAGGATTCTTAATGATATTAGAATTGCGTGCATACACTACTGGACTCGGGGCGCGGAAAGGTGATCCTTCCACAATATTGCCCTGCTCATCATTCCAGCGTTTGTTGAATTGCTGATTTGCAAGAATGCTAGCCCTATTCTTATCAGTGCCTCCAAGCTCCTTACCATTAGACAGCGAAACACCCTGCCATTCCATAACAGTAAGTTGTGCAGGCTTCTGAGAATCAGGTTGCCATCCTACAGCATTCTGCCAAGCAAAGCGTTCTTCAATGTTATCGCCATGAGTATATCCAGCGGGGCCTTGAATCTCTAATTCAATACCCTTCTTAAACATCTGATCAATGAACTGTGCAGAAGTACCTTTCAATACTTTGTATCTTGTAGCATCAATGGGATTCTTACCCTCTTTCAGGAGAGCAGCATTCACGCGGCTGAATACATAAGCATCAACATCTTCTTCACTCTTTGCTTTAGCAGCAGCTCTATCATATTGTGCCATAGCTGCTTTATGCTGTTCAGCTCGCTGTGCCCTTGCTTCTTCCTGATCTCTTAGTTGAGATCTCCTCAGCATAACCTCAGATGCTTTAGAGTCAAGAGTCAATACATGATTAACTGCATCGGCATTAGTCTTAATAGCTTCCAGTTTAGCACTAGCTGCTCTCTCAGAGAAGAAGTTAGCAATAGCAGCAGACTCAGAAGCAATAGATGCTTCAGTCACTCGCGTCTTAATTGCCTCAGCAGTTTGAGCAGAATTCTGTACATGCTGATTGACAGAGTTCATTGCCTTATTGGTGACATCAATCTTCTGTGTCAATCCTGCAAGTGCCTGTTCATCCCACGGTAGGGTAAAGGCATTTGCAATGGCAGTAAGCGGATCATCAAATAAAGATACAGATGAATCCTGTTGAATCTTTGCAGTCAATTGACGCTGCTGATGTGCAAGCGATGCCAGATCCTGTCCAAGTACAATAGACAGATTTTCGAAGTCAGCAGCGGCGGCGACCTTCTGCTTTAGATTCTGCGCCTCCAGATTGCCAAGACTTTCAACAGCCATTCCAGCAGCAGTCTTACCAGTGCCAGGAATGAACTGATCCTTTGCAGTCTTAGCTGCTACCATCTGCTCAGATAGCTGCCGCGTCTGAATGACAGCAGCTTCAGCCTCAGCTTTAGCTTTACTTATATCACTCAGATTAGTAGCAAGAGCTTCGTACAGGTCAGGACTAGCCATGTGCATATTCCTTCGCGCTATTTACCATATTGGTATAGATCTCATATGCCTGCGTGTACATCTTATCCTGTGCAAACTCAACTGCGGGTACAATGTAATGACGATACAGATCAGCCCAAATTACATTAGCATCTTCGCGTGCTTCGATTGCAGCAACAATTCCAGGAGCTATTGCATAGTATTCATTAACAGCTTCAGGATAGTTGGGGGCTACGAATTCATCCCTAAACATACGCATAGTTTGTAACTCATGGCAGTCATCAGGCTTATTGTAGAGTTTGCAACAGGCAGTAGTAATAAAACAAGCATCATCAAATATATCACCTACACTGGAGAATACATCTGAAATAGCCCCTGAGATACTGCCTCCAGTAATTGCATCAGCAGCAGTTAGCCATCCTCCTGTAGGATCAAAATATGCCATACCTGCTTGAGCAGTAGCATCATTCAGATTACCTTCAGCTAATGACATAGCAGCAGGAAGATAGGCAAGTCCACTAGATTCACCTCCAAGGAAACCACCGCCTTCGCCGACGCTAGAGAAATCTCCTCCAAACATTGCACCGATATCATTGGATGGAACTGACAGTGCGCCTACTTGTCCTCCAGCTAGTGCACCAACTTCTTCAGCTCCAGCAGCAGCGCCCCAATCAGCTCCAAGATATCCTACATCAGACGCGAAACTCTGTCCCATTGGCATAGATGCGGCAGCTCTAGCAGCTTCAGAATATCCGCCAAGCATAGTACCAGGCCCAGCAATATCTGCCATTAGGCCATCTACACCTAGCATCTCTCTGCCTTTCTTGGTGCCTAGTGCCAATGCGCCAATACCAATAAGACTAGACGTAGATCCAAGAACTCCAGAAGTTTCTTTAGTAACTTTACTTGGAGCAGTTGTAGTAACTGTGGGAGCTCCAGCCTTTGCAACTTCAGCAGCACTCCTGGCAAGCAGATCATTGATCATCAACTGTTGCGATGTGGAATTATACATTCCAGGAATCTTCTGCGAACTTGCAATCTTAGCTAATCCACTACGTTCATCCTCCATCAATCCTTTCATCAATGCATCGATAGCATCTTTAGAAAGCATCGTTTGTTTGGTGGATGTACCTCCTTCAGTAGTCTGAGTGGATGAATCTCCAAACAGAGTCTTAGGAAGTGTAGCCAGTGCATTAAGCAATAAGATATTGGAAGCTGCTGCCGATTCTGCCATGTTATTTCTCCTTCAAGGAATATCGTGATTCTGATGTAAATAAGATTACGGGGGTAGGAGGGTTTGCTATCAGTACTTTAATTGCGGATGGAATAACAATGTAGTATCTGATATAGCATAACCCACAATTTGATTCCAGGTAGGCGCAGTAACTCCTACAACTCCAGCAGTAGATGAGTTATAGTATCTAGTTCCAGGCGTAAGTGTAGCAGCAGGATACGCTGGATAGATACCAATCAATCTTATCTGAGTAGTATCTCCTGCAGTACTTCCCCCTGGGGCAGAACAGAATCCAATACATAGAAGAGTTCCATCCTGTGCCTTCCATGCTTTGCCGTCTGACTTGATTCCTACAATACTTCCGTATGCTAAATCTTCTCCAGCCTCAAGATAGATTACAGCATTAGTACCAAAGTAGCAGCGATCTGTACCCGTCTGATCCCAATACGCCTCATCCTCTCCAAGCACTCCAGTATATGCATCTAAAGATCTAGCTATTGCTTTAATTGCATTGTACACTTTAGACAGTTCAGTATACAATTCTCCATTCTGTACTAATGGAGATACTGGCAGTCCAAGACTTACTGAGAGTTCATTCTTCAGTGTCATTGCACTTACCTCCCACCGGCGGCATTGAATGTCAATACAATTGAAGTAGCATTGAATGCACCTTTACATACAAGAGTATGATTCAATGCAGTATTGTGGAATCTGTACTTCCTGAACTTGCCATTCGATTCTTGTAAGTAGCCAGATACAATAGGCTCGAAGTTCTTACCATCTAAAGAAGGAAGTAATGACATAGAGAATGTGTCACCTTGATTTACATTCTCAAAATCCACCTCTTGTAGTTGCAGGAATCTACTTCTCACATACTGGAACTTACCCAATAGCATCACACCGTGCGCATCTGAGTTTACAATATCAGAATTCAATACATATATGCCACCTCCAGATGTGGAGAATGCAATACTTCTCTTTGGCAGTTCTGTGATTGAATTGGGATACTGCATGAATTCAAAGCAATCAGTATGCACTATCTTCAGGCGGCCCCACTGCTTGTAGGAAATATCATAATACAATGCATGAGTAAGTGACTCAATACCATAAGAGATTACAACATACCGATCTGCAACTAGAACCACTCGCTTCTGAATGGATACTCCAGATCCATCAATCAGTTCAAGTAAATCAGTTGCTTCATTGTAATCTTCAAATAGCGATCCACTTAGGAAATCAGTTACTTCAGGGAATACAGTAGTAGCTGATTTAAGGGTAATAGATTGCAATCCTGATTCAGTATAAGCATATAGAGTCCCAGATCCTACATCTGCAGTAATGTAGTTAGGATCTGCTAATCCACCAGCGCCAGGAATTGCTGTGAAATTATATGGATACCTTGGATTTCCAGAATACTGGGCCGCCACTGCATTGTCAGATGCGAAGATAATCACACCTCCATATACTTCCTCTACAGTTACAATAGTACCTCGCACACCCTCTACATTCCCACCCCCTGCACCAGTAGTAAGTGAAGGAGTGAAATCTGTAGGATCAGTGGTAGAACTCCAAGCCAATGCATCTACACTATAAGCAAGAAGATATCCTGCATTACCTACTAATCCAAGAATGTCAGTAGAAGTGATTCCAGTCAATGTAACTGCGCTCATTGCATTTGTACCAAAGTCGTACTTATAGCATCCTACTTTCTCAAAGTAGATATAAGTAATGCCTGATACAAATGAAACAGTTACTCTCTTTCCAGCTATGGATGCTGCAGCTGGAGGAGTTGCAGGAGCAGACCATACTGATGTGCCAGTCTCCATCACATAGCAATTACCTACTGCATCAGTAGTAAATAGTGCAGAGTTTCCTGCATCATCTCTAATAACTAATACAGCGCCAAAGCCTGCCGTGGATGGATATGCAGGCGCAGAGTATTCCTCATATCCAATACTCTTATATCCTGAATCGGTAGGGATTACATTATGGCAGTAATAGATTTGTGGAATACCTGCAACTGAGTCAATAGCATCCTTCGCAGCGAGTCCAGGAATGTAGTTCTGATCTTGGCCGCGTACAATAATACTCCTTCCAAATAGTTCGGAAAGGAATGGGAAGGATGCGGCCTTCAGGTTTCCACGATATACTACATCAGCCATTTCAGTATCCTCTCGATTACGGCTCAATAGCTACTTGCTGAACTGCGCCAGTAGGAAAGCGAGCAACAAGTTGAGTCTTACCAGATCCATTATCCTTGCAATACAATCTTACACGGTTGGCAGAAGGCGCAGTAGGATCAGAGATCTCACTCATCTCAGTCCATTTAGCTTCCATAGCTGCCACATCGCCAGTAGTTGCATCACATATCTGCACAACTGGCTCAGCAGTCACACCATAGTCAGATGCTTTCAGAAGGATGCCAGTATCTCCCTGTGCCTTTACTACTATTCCTCCTTTATTTGCAGGAGAATCCCCTTGATTCTTTGTGAGAAATGTAACTGTGCTATTCGATCCAAAAATCAAAAGAACAACTGAATCACTCATCACAAGACTGGATTCAGTATAGGATACTGCAGGAGGTACAATTACAAATCCAGTAGTGCAAGCTACAATAGCAGAATTGATTGCAGTTGAATTAGCTGCGGCTGTGCCTGATGTACTTGCACCATAATCTAATGCTGAGATTACATCCCCTAGCTTAGATGCAAGAGTACGGCCAGTATCAAGAGTTACAAGATCATCAATTAGTGCAGTAGTCATTTTACTTTCCTTTTCTCAGTTCAAAATGCGGCTCATCTTTGAATGATTTCCAGTTGCCGCCCCAACTACAATTAACATCCAGCGCTTCCCAGTATGAACCTAATTCTTTAGGATAGCAGATCATTCCATTTGAATCTACAAAGTGCACATCACCTGCACATTTCTCCAAATGCAATGAGTCCATAGTCTTAGATCTTTTAGTTTCCACATAGATCTTCTGCATCTCTACTGGCCGCTGCACTTCTCCAAGTCTTACACCATATCCTTTTGATATAGCATATTGGATAAGACTAGCAAGGTATTTAGAAAAGAGTTCTTGCCGTTTACCTAATGGAAGAGTCATGACAATTTACTCAGTAGTTCTTGTTTATCCTTAGATCCTTTACTAGAACCAAAGAAGTAACCAAGTACCATAGTAATGAAGGATGAAGCTGCCATGCGTACATCTCCTTGAGCAGATGTTAGCAATATTGCAGCAGAGCCTCCTACAGTAAGCAGCGCTAGAATCGGCATAATGTTCTGATTCAAGAAGCTAGTAGATTTAGATAGTTCTACACCTAGAGTCCGTGCTCCTTGTACATCTGCAAGTTCCATCTCCATCTGCTTAATTGCAGCATTAAGAAGAAACTCTTCATGCTCAAATTCAGCTTGACGCAATGCTTCTGGAGGGGCTGAATCTAATGAGATTCCAAGTTTCTCTTCAATAACATCCTGTCCTTTCGCCATGACAGCATTGGCTAGAAGGGACAGACCTTGAGAGGCTAGGGTGGCGACTATGGGTAGCATGATTTATTGGCGTAGAAGGTTAGGGGGTAGGTCACGATTAGTTCAATGGCTAATAAGACCCAACAGTAGTAAATCTAATTGTGGTAGTTCCAGTAGCTAAACTTGAAGCTGCAATATCTATATTTCCAGTGCTTCCATTTCTACTGAATGTATAGGTTCTTGCATCACCGGCGACTACTACTGTTGCATTTGCGCCAGATGTCGATACGGTAGCACCGGACAAATTTACTGCTCGCATGTTTAGGTTGGATCCATCCCAACTCATAGCTAACGTAAATTGAGCAACAAACCCGCCAATAGTTGTTAAAGTCACGTTGCATGTACTTGACGCACTAACTCCGGTTCCCGTGGCAGTATTGAGGTTGGTCAGATTTACTAACCCGCTACCCCCAACAATTAGCCCCCATGTCCCTGGTGTGCCTGCTACCAGACACACCCACCCTAAAACAGACCCCGGTGCCACTGACGAATTCCAGCAGATAGCGCCCTGGGTAAATGCCGTTGAGTTCCATACGCTAGATCCGCTGGACGGCGTATATGCGTCATAAACAACATGCGAGAATTTCTCATGCAGAACCTCGCTTGCGCCATTGCTCAAATACCCCTTGAGCCTCTTATTGGCGTATGAACTTGTTGTGTTGAAATTCTCTTGTGTTTGGATACCACGGTTGCGATAAATCTTTTGGCCTGGGGAAGCACCGACATTGCTGGTGCGGTAGTCGATGACTTGCACACCCGCATTTGCATACGCAGAAGCACCGTAGATGTAGGGGCTATCGATAACTCCGTTTACGATGCTCTTGCTGTTTACGTTCAGCACTACGCCACCACCACTGCATAGATAGCAACCACCTGTGACAACTACGGAATACGTAATCTTGTTCAGCTTGATGAAATCAGTCCATGCTGTTTGTGATGTTCGACAACCGACAACGCACAACCCCTCAAAGTTATCTTCGTTTTGGAAAATGTGGATTGGTTGATCCTCAAAGTACACCCCGTTGAAGTTAAGTCCTTGAGTGCCAGAGGAAGAACCGGAAGTATTTCCGATATAAACCCCATGAGTTGCATTGCTTGCAATCTCACCACCAAACACATTGATGATCTCCGAGCTACCTCCTGGAAGGTATAACCCAATTCCACAATGGACTAAATGTGGCGATACGAAATCGATAGCATTGCTTGCCGATCCAGTCATAAAGCCTATAGTGTCGGCGTGATCCGGCCCCCATGCCCCGATACTGCGGAAGGTGTTAGACCAACAATTGCTGCCAAGCACCCAATGGTTTGCAACACGATAAGAACCTGGTGCTGCACTATCGTCCGTAGTGACGTTATCCCATGTCTGAAAATGGTTGTCATGGTCGATGTGGATACCGTTGGTGTACGAACCGCTACGGAACTGCAAGGCTAGGTTCGCGGCATACAGGCCAGAACATCCGGTCGATACAAGCAACCCGTTGGTCGTGACGGTCGAGGTATCAAACTTAATAACTGATCCGAATCCACGGTTGCCCGATACACCGACAAATTCCTTGACTGTTGAGGGGATTGTCAGCGTTGATGCTTTGTACGTTCCAGCAGGCACAAATACCTGCACTGCACCGCTGTCTAGCGCCGCTTGAACAGCAGCAGTATCATCCGTCACACCATCACCAACAGCACCAAAGTCTTTTACAGAAACCGTTTCACGTAGCTTATCCCCAACATCCCTATTAACTGCACCAACACCATCTTGTTGAAACTTAGATTGCATCGTAGTCATTTTACTTTCCTTTGTAAGTATTCAGTAAATACTATATTAACTAAAAAACTCAGACCTTGAGATACTAGTGTGTCGACTATGGGTATCATGATTAGGTAGCCAAATTAGCCATTGCCTTCCAAGTGCCGGAAGTACCCGCAGTGACACACACCCACCCCGGAGTACCACCAGCAGATGGTGCAGTGTTCCAGCAAATATCCCCTCTTGCCCAAGTCCCAGATGCGGATGCATCTGCCACACCTGTATTGTCAATATCGAAATCAAGGATTGACACCGACTCCCTCAGCTTATCCCCAAGACTCCTTACCTCACTACCACTCGCGCCTTGCTTATAGGTGACTTGCTTATCAGTGATTTTCGTTAAAGCCATTTCAATTACTCCTATCGGATATTTTATTGTGGAGAGTTGTTACTTCTGCTTCTTCATTTCTTCTTGCGTGATGTGAGCTACCAGTTGAGCAGATAGCACATCAAACTTAGCACCCAGCGTTTAAAACCCATGCTTCATGCTAATGTCCAGCCGATCAAACCTGTTGTCCAACTCACTCTTGACGTAGTGATCTGAGGCCAGCTTTAGCTCGACTTGATGGAGACGATCAGCATCTTGGTGATGTTTGGTGTACAAGTCCTCAAGTTGCTTCTCTTGCTCGTGATCTTTCTTCTGGAGTAGATAGCCCACGATGGTGATTAGGACAGCCAATGCAGCTTCGAGTAGGTGATGTTCATTCATTTATGCCAATCACTTCTGATCTAGTGGGAGTGTCGTTAGGAAGCGCAGCACAATTACGGCTGCACCTACAATTGCTCCCACATGCCCAACATACTCAGGTGGAAGGAAGGGGATGAATACTTGGATCACTGAAGCAAGTGCTAGAAGAAGGCCGAAGATTACGGTTTTAGATTTGAGATAGGTAGGCATAATTAGTTTCTCCAGAAGAAGGTTAGGTGGTATTTCATGCCCTACCCGTAAACTCAACAACCACAGACACCAGTGCAGTATGGTTCCCAACAACGCCACCAGAAATAACAGAGACTTTCGGTAGTATTTTTAGAGTTTGTCCAGCAGTGGCGGTCAAAAGAAATCCACATCCTCCCGTAGTGTCATCTGTAGTTGTTGGGTTCCCCGTGTAGTTCTGAACATTAGCATTTGAGGCTAGTGTGCAAGTACCACCAGATAGGTCAATCAAAATCCTTGACCTTGTATAGGCCACATCGTTGCCAACCACCAACCAAGGTGTGACCTTATAACGCCCCGCCTCTGCAAATGTGACTGTCAATGTTCCAGAACTATTTACCGCCGATGTGAATGGTGATCCTGCACCAACTGTACCTGTTAGCGTTCCTCCAGATGGAGCATTCGTAAAAGCGCCCGCTACATCAGACGGATTCCAGTTAGTCCATGCGTAGGCAATGGCAGGGGATTTCCCAATCCAATAGTCAGAGTTCTCTATTCCGCAGATGCCGCTTGAGCGGATAGTGACTTCAAAGTTGTTAGCACCTGAATCCAATAGTTCGCCGCCATCTCTATCTATAAATACAACACCAGAAGAATTGGCGCTTAGTGCAATGTCCCACGATCCATCACCAAATGAGCAGGCGTTAAATGTGATGTTCTCCCCAGCTACGACGGACACATCCTTACCCGTGACATTGGCAGTGATCCGACAATTATCGAACCTGATGTAACCCGGTTTGTACGTACTAGGGGAACTAGAGTCCACAAAGACCGAATAGGTTCCAGTTGTGGTGTTGTTGTTTTCAAACCAACATGTATCAAAATCTATGTTACCTACTACATTTGTAGCAGAGGTCTTTATGATTTGGATACCAAAGTCTGTATTGCTTTCAATTACGGAATTAGCTATTTTTACATTCTGCGCTTGCTCAATCCGCATCCCATACTTATTTCCTCTCAGTATGATGTTGTCCATCGACATGATCGTATTATTGCCATCGACAGCTCCTGCATCCCCCCTTCCGACAAGAATCCCATAAGCACCGGAATTGAATGATGACGAAACATCTACGAGTTTAGTTTGATTGATATAGTCATATAGCCAAATGCCATAGACAGTACACCCTTTTACATTAACGCCAGAAATCTCGGAAGTCCCTTGTACTTTTATCCCAACCTCCAATGCCGCGCTGCCGTTAATATCGATGTTCTTTAACGCACAGCATTCCCCAGCGGCAGTAAATTCAACCCCAACACCAGCAGACGAAAATGTGAGTCTGGACGTATTTACAGTTTTGTTATTGTAGGTCTGACTTTTACACACACCCTCAATCGTGATGTTTGGCGTATTTACTACAAGTAGATTAGGAGAACATAGATACTCCCCGTCGGGGACGTATATAGTCCCCCCAGTTGACGCTAGGTGTGCAAGTGCAGCAATGAACGCATTAGTGTTTGTAGTTGCATTCGCAGATGTGGATGCCCCAAAGTCCAACACACTCACCGATTCACGCAGCTTTGCTTGCACGTTGGTGGCGACTGCTCCGGTTCCAGCAGGAATATAACTAACTGCAGCTCCAGGAGCATCTAATGTACCAGCTGCATCATTCTTAATAAATGTGACCTTATCGCCTTCATCTAAGGCAACTAAGAATGTAATGCTCAATCCGTTAACTGATTCTGTGTAATCAGCATTCTGTGTTTGATATACTCCGTTGCGGAATACTCTTAGCGAATTCTGTCCTACAAGATACTGTCCTACTGCAGAGGTAATCGTAGTCTCTCCGCCCGTAGCAGTATAAGAACCTACAGAGGTAGCAATTACAGCATTTACATCAATAACATCTGACGACTGGATTGAGACCGCCTCAATCACATCGCCCTCATTTAAGCCATCTGCAAATTCGATAGTTGAATTATTTGTCTCAGTGTAGTTAGTACCGAGCACTTGCTTGGAGCCATTAACATACACATTCAATCCATTAGATCCAGGACTGTAAGTAAGATTAGGGAATGATATAGTAGTATCGCCCTCTGCTGCAGCTACTACAGAGCGAAGAACTACATAATCTTTTACCTCTCCAGTCACTTCAACTGCAGCTTGAGCTACTACGATAGTGCCTGCAGGAACAGGAGATGCCAGTGTGAATGTGCTAGAGTCTGTTTCGTAGAAGTCTACACCAGGCCGCTGAAACAATCCAGATACAAATACGTAAAGACTGGATGTACCAGTTACATACGAAAAAGCAGACAGTGTAAAAACCGTCTGCCCAGCTGTGGCTGTGAATGCTTCATTTCTTATAGAACTATTAGCGTTTAATGCAGCGCCAGGTGACCAAATATTCGGATTGCTCATTTAGGTTATTCTCCGTAAGCCGTAACTTCTTGTTTCAGAATTTGGAACTGCTCAGCAACTTCTTGCTTAATAGATGCGGCTTGTTCATCCCATCCTATTTGCTTGAAGATGCTTCGCGCTGCTTCATATACAATGCTATACGGATGGTCTAGTGCTATCCAAGAGGAGTAGGTATTCTCATCAAGTATTGGATTAAGATAGCAAGCCAAGATCATATTGGTATCTTGTGTGGAGGAGCGGATTTCCAGCATCTCTCCAGCAAGATAGCAAATATCATCTTTGTTAATTGAGTAGCGGTCTAGGGTTTGTTCTGGTGTCAGAAGAGTGATAAATGCGCCAGGAACAGTATCATATTTACGGAGATACTTGAATGCACGCCAGCGCGGAATGAGAGTACGGTATTCAATAGATTGAATGTAGTCTGGCGAGGGCCATGCTATGCCAGTTTCAAATAGATCTTTAGGAAAAAAATCTGATTGGTGTGCTTTGAGAGTAGCAGCTTTTACTGCAAGTTTGGTCTCATTCACCAAATCAGGACGATTGGTAAGGATATATACATCAGCAACTAATTCAGCGAATGAGGCCATTTGATTTACCTTTTACTTTCCAGACTTCGAGCCAGCAATGATAGGAGCAAGTGTGCGAGTAGTAGCTACATCAACACCAGCGCCAGATGCATCAGTGCGCCCCATATCACGATTAGGATTCTGTTGTTCTGCTTGCTTTGCAAGATATTCTGCAATAGCTTTCTCTTTAATGGCAGCGAGAGGATCTAGTTGATCCTGAGTTACAGTCTCTTGCCCTTTCTTAACACCGATCATCTGATGGCCTTGGCGAATCTGGTCATTCAGAAATTCAATTTCAGCTTCATTATCTGTCACATAAGTGCCAGCTACAAAATAAATACGATTACCATTCGGCATCGTGATGGAAATCTTGGGGCGGGAAGAGAAGAACTGATGATACTGTTTTTTGTCAGACATGATTGGGTTCCTTTGGCGGTGTGGGAAATCCTAGTTTTTATCGAGCAGAACTAGGAAACTGCTTACACCCCAGGAGGGTGATATTAGATTGTAAATCAGCCAGTAATCAATTTAATGTGACTATGATCCTGAACTAACTTAGTAGCTGCCAGAGCCGAGACAGTTATTTGACCAGTAGTTGCATTTGGCGTAAGTGCTGAATCGCCTCCTGCAGTGCGAACTGTGATACTGGAAATATAACCCTCGTCAGTGGAAGCCATCCCAGGAGTATTAACTTGGATGACTGCCATGACGTTCTCCTATTAACCTGCAGCAGCAGCGGTCAGACCGTAGATAACGACGTTTGCCGGCGGATTTTTCACCAAGCAAGTCATCTCAGTAGTCAGCGAACCGCCGATAGCATCTACACCTTCGCCGAATTCTTCTTCCGAGCGAGTCTTACGATCGCCAAGATAAGCAACGTTGAAAGTGGAGAGATCTACGCCAACTGCCATCTTGCTCCAATCCGTATTAGTATTGAACAGCGGATGCTCAATAACACGGAAAGTACCACGAGCAGTCTTGAACGTGGAGAATTGCAGACCGTAGGAAGTCTGACCATCAACCATTTGATAAGTACCATTCAAACGACCGATGTTATTCAGAACACGCTTAGCAGCACCGCCAACAAACATCACACGCTCATTAGCAACTTTCGGATCGGTAGCTTGGTTAAACACCGGATCCAGAAGAGCTTCGAGCTGCGTGTAGTTCGTGGTAGCAGCAGCAGTATGGACGTTATCTTGAGCGCTGTATTGCTCAACGATAGAAATCAAACCATCCATAGTACGGAACGGCTTACCATTGCGAGTGCCGGTAGATTTCTGACCGAAGAACAGAGCCTTCTCAATATCGGCAGCATGGAATGCGGCGCAATCTTGCTTAGATTCTGCAACAGTAGTTTCACCAGCAATCACTTGAGTAGCACGAGCCGTATCAGTCAGCGCCCAAGTATTACGGAAGATCTGCGTCAGGTTAGTGATGCGAACCGGAGTAATGTTCAGTGCGGTAGGACGCGACGAACCTTCTTCGAAAGCATTACCAACTTGATACAGCATTACGTCATCAGCGATAGCAGCAGCTGCAGTAACACCAACACCACGAGTAACTTGAACAGTGGTAGCAGAGATAACTTGATTGACAAGCACGTTCTCGCCAGTAGTATTCACACGCAGGATCATGCCAGGAAGCACGTTAGCAGTGGAATCTACGGTAAAGACGTTAGCCACACCATCGGCAACTGCACCATTCAGTTTCAGCTCAGGGAAAAGCATAGTTTTGCTAAAATAACCATGCTCAACAGCAACAGCAGTTTCCGAAGAGAGCATCGCAGTCATACCGAACAACGGAGCAGTACCGTTCGGCATCAGGCGGGTGATCATGCCAGCAAACGACTTCTTTGCCAGATCGGTAGTGAAGTTACTGGTATCAAACATTCCAACGAAAGACATTTTGATTTTCCTTTTCTAAAAGATTGTGTATTAAATCCAAGTACAGGTCACGGTCGTGCCTGAAGTCTTGGTGATAATACCAGTACGAGTAGCGGCGTTGGCAGTAGTGAAACCAGCATACGTCACACCGGCAGCAGCAGTATTAAGAGTAGCTACTTGAGCAGCAGTGTTGGTAACAGTGAAAGTCAACGAATCACCAATATCCATCTGCGGGAAAGCTGCAATAATGTCAGCAGCAACAGGAATGGTATACTGCACGCCACCAGCAGCACCAGTAAATACACCAGCACCGCCAGCAATCATAGCAAGAGTAATCGACTGATTACCAGCAGCAGCATTAGTAGTAATTACGGGATTGGCGAGCCAACCATCTCCGGCACGAGCTTGACGCTCCATACCTTTTTCATAAACACAAGCACGAGTGAACATATTAATTCCTTTATAAAAGATGCAAAATTATTGCAAGAAGGTAGACCAGTCTGTATCTTCACGCACAGGTTTGCCATTAGCTTGTGTAGGAGCTGCAGGCTTAGGTGCGAAAGATGTTCCAAGGGCTTCCACATACTGCTTTGCCATCGTCGTAATTTCTCCAGCAGATGCTTGCGGAAATTTAACGGTGAGCTGTGCTTCGAGTGCGGAGATAATAGGTTGTACTGCAGGATTGGAAAAGACTGGGTTTTCAGCCCGAAGATTTTCTTTGACAGTTTGCTGTTTAATATGCTGGGGGAGTTCAGCAAGGAAACTGTCTTTAGATCTTGCCAGCGCCTGTTCTACAATCTTAGTAGAGGCATAGGCAGATTGTGCATAAGTAGATTGTGCTACCGCATTTAGAGCTGAAGCAAAAGATGCCATTGCACCTTCGCCGCCAGCAGAGATTGCTTGTAACTGTTCTGGAGTTACCACTTTGGTAAAATCAATCTTACCAGCAGCCTCCATAAATTTCTTTGGATCCACATTACCGAAAACTCCAGCTGGAGCTGCGTTCGGATCAATTGGTGCATTGTTCCAAAGATCAGTAAACTGATCAAAGGGAGTTGATTCGGGTTTAGGATTTGCATCCTGAGTTCCAGGAAGTACACCATTAGGAGCAGCGTTCGGAGTAGTAGCTGCTGTATTGGGTGCGGTTGCTGGAATATTACCAGGTTGCGATTGGCCATTGTTAGCGCCAGGTGCTGCTGCGGGGGCGGGATTTCCTCCACCTACCAGATTGCTAAACATACTCATAATGCCAGACATAATTATTGCTCCTGTGAAGTGATGTGGTGATACTGTTGGGAATCCTCATTTTGATTGAGGAGAAAGGACAGAATATCTAGTTGTCCCTTTAGATAAGCTTCTTGCTGCGTGAAAGAAAGTACATCGTTGGGCGTGAATACTAGATTAAGTTTCTCCTCTGCTATTGAAGATCTTAGATTTTGAACCATAGCTACATTTAGAGAAGATAGCTGTGATCCTGATTTCTCCTCTTCCTGAGTCAGATTGTAGGAGGAGAATGTGTTGAGTTTTGGATTAGGCATTTTGGATGTTGTTCGTAATGTTGTTAACACGGGTTGCTGTTTCTACTGGAGGCTGTCCTGCTGCTGCACCTTGTCCTTGTGGATTATATCCGAATTGCTCAGGAGTTGGTTGCGGCGGAATTTGTTTCATTAGTTCTGCAGCATCTTTCGATTCCATCTTTTTCAGCGATTCTGCAATCAATTGAGACTGCTGCATCCATGCTTGTACTGCTTGTTCGTAAGCTAATTGTTCAGGAGATTTTTCAAACTCTTGAATGCGGCCACCTTGTGTTTTAATGAAGTACGAGAACATAGGTGCCAGATTATAACCTGCTGCGATTTGCGGCGATGAGCCGATGACTTGCATTGCAACTTGTAAAGTATCCGCATTGACAAGTTTATCAGAAGGAGTAAGTCCATCAGAAATCTTAAAGTCTAGAACTGCTTTACGCAATGCGATAGGATCAATTGTAACCTCTTTCTGCACATCTCTGTTAAACAGAGAAACTCCGCCTTGATACTGAAGGATGTTAATCTTTAGGATTTCCTTGAGAGGAACAAAGATCTGAGCCTCAAGCAACATAGATGTCATCTGATCGCGGCCGTTGGCATTAGACATTACTGATTGGAATTCGTGTAATGTCTTATTGCCTTTTACAAACTGACCCTGACGTACCGGATTCTGGCCAGTAATCACATTCGCAAATTGCATCAGTTGCTGCGATTCCTGCATCAAGGTGCCAGATTGGTCATCGCGGAATGGGATAGGATAGTAGGCTTCTTGTACAGGTTTGCCATATGCTGCAGGGCGGACGGGAATCTTTGCTGATGGATTCTCATTGTTAATATGATGTTCTGCGATGCGTGAAGGATCATAGATTCCGCGATCAGAAATTGCTCTCCTTCTAGCTGCAATTACAGAATTCCACATTGCAGATGTAATGTCTTGAATCGGACTTACATTAGTTGCGAGACTTTTTGTCTGATAGTCGAGTCCATCTTCAAGCGGCTGGGAGAATAGCATTGGCAGAAAGCCGTGAGCATTTGTCTGGCGCTCAGCATAAATAAGAACCGAATGGTTGACATATACGAATTTCCATACTTGAGGAGTATTGGGAGAAGGTACTTTCATTCCAAAATCTGACGGAAGGATCTTTGCATACAAAGTTGTAACTTCATACATATCTTTGTATTGGATCTTATTGTCTGCACCACTGATTCCTGCCCACGCCATCCAGTTAGTTGTAGTTCTAGGATCGCGGTCAAGCAATGCGTCAGGATTGATTTGGGGGATGAAGAAGCCACCGTCAGCTGCGAATGTGGAGAAGCCAGTAAATCCTAATCCAGATTCAAATGCAGGAACGATGTTATCTACCATTTTATCCGGTAGACTAGCTATAAAGGATTTTAATTGGATTCTTGAAAATATCTCAGTGTATCCAGCAAACTCACCTTTCCAGTAAATCTCTGCAGGAGATACACGAGTATCGAAAATAAGATTATACGGATCGCGGCGTTTGAGCGCATTACCTTCCCAGATTACTTCTTTCGGGCGCGCCTGAGTAGTGGAGAATGCCAGATCAGTTTCGAGAGCTGCAGTTACTGAGCGATCCCAAGTAACTTCTAGTGCAGCGAGATTGTACTTAAATCCATCACGGAAGAACATCATCAATTCACGAACCCAGCCGCCGCGAGTAGATTGGTCCTCAATTACAGTTTCCATCTGCAATGCTGCATCCATATTCTGCGGATTAGATACTACTCCGAAAATGGGATGGCCAGTAAGAAATACTGAAGATTGATATGTGACTGCGGCCTCAACCATCGGCATCACAACTGGTACAGTAATATTTTGAAACTTTGTGGGATCACCGTAGCGATTTGCTAGTTTAGCTTTCTGTTGCTCAGCTGTGAAATCCTGCTCACGCATATAGGAGCGATCAATCTTCTCCATCTGGTTACGAATATTCCAGTTGCGAGCTTGGAGGTCATAGCATTGATGATGATACTGGAGGAGGGCTTCTTGCGATTTCTTAGAAAGAAGCATTGGTGTATTTGGTTGAGCCATTATTTGTTACTCCAAATGGTTTGAAAAAACTGTGTGATTTGATCTACGAAGGAGGGAGATTCAGCAGATTTAGTTGAAGATTTAGCCGAGTTCTGGGCAGCTACCATATCAACTATCTTATCTTTCTCTTGTGCAAGAAGCATAAAGATTTCATCGGATGGAGCATCTCGCATTGCATTTGCTAGTTCTTTCATGTTTGCAGGATCTAGTTCGCGAGCCGCATCTTCTGCTATTTCAGACGGCGTCATTGCAAACTGGTTTACGAATTTCCTGTGTCTAGTGGAAAGTTTTCCTTCCCTAGATGCAGTGATGAAATTCAGTATATCTTTCTCAGAGTAGCCACCTGCCATTTATATATCCTTCTCAATCTACTAGAAGCTGCAGTTTGCCCCAGCTGGAAGTACTTCAATAGAGGAGTTGGCGTCATTGATTATAACATTCATAGATACTACGTATTCTCCATACATCTCTAGTACTTTTGGAGAGTAGGCTAATAAGTCTAGTATATCATCAGTATTATCTCTACGCAATGGATTGAACTGCATGATTTGCAAAAAGACCTCACTACGGACAGAGGGGTCTATGTAGATTTCGCCAGCAGATAGCATCTTGAACATATTGAGGATTCTGGAATTCTTAGAGAATCCGCCAGGATAGAGTTCTACATGTTCAATGCCATAAATTCCACGCTGCTCACATATGAATCTAAACCAGTAATTTAGAGTACTTTGATAAGCTACTGATTCAGCGCAAATCAGGCGGCAGTTATGTTTCAGTGCGAGATGCAGCGCTTTGTGAATTGTATCACCTGGGCTGAGTCTTTCGTTGACAAGTTCTCGTAGAACTGGGTATCCATTATAGACTTCAAAATATCCAATTGCCACGGCATCAGAATTGATTTTGCCAGACGAAGGGTCAATAATGATGTAATTTCCAGCTGGGATATCGCCATCTTCGTAGGGAACAGGAGGCAGTTTAGATAGATCGATGAGATTATTCGAGGACGCTGTTTCATCGTTAAGTACTTCTGCGTAGAAAATTTCTGGTCTTCCCATTGATAGATCGTTCTCATATTCCCTCATCAATTGTGATATTGGCTGCAGATCTTCCCATAGAGATTCTCCATTAGCAAGGATTCCGCCGGCAATGAATTTCACCCAGTTAGGATTAGATTTAAGTTTCCGCAATACTGACCATTTTGTGGGATACATGTTGGCAGTAAATAGGAATAGGCAGCCGCGCGGCGATTTTGCTTTCATCGCAGTACCAACCATCCATCGCTCAAGAGATTCAGATTGAACTTGGCTATCTGCACATTCACGCGATTGGATGTCATCAAATAGCATTACATCAGGACGCTCGTTCTTGAGAGTAATACCACGAATCCCGCTATCAGCACCAACAGCGAGAAGAATAATATTTCGGCCGCGAAATCCAAACTTCTTAAGATCCTGTCTGTCAGTTTCGACGCCCAGTTTCCAATCTCCGAAAGTCTTTTTAATATTTTCTTCATTTAGCATATCCACAATATCAGATAGAATATTGACTGCTTTCTGTGTATTCTCACAAATAATTAGAATGAATCGTTTATCTGTGAAAAGTATGCAATACAATATGAATAGTTTCATCAATGCAGTTTTGCCAAAGCCGCGAGGTAAACCTAAAGCTAATTGGGAAAAATCGCGCGTGCGATGGACATAATCTCGCAGCCAATCCCATACTGCTAGGAATACTGGAGGATAATGGTATTCATATACTGTTGGAATGGCGAGGCCCGCCAGGAAGTCGAGAGAATTCTTGGAAAGATCTACTACTTGTTGTGCACTGAATGAGGCTTCTCTTAGAGATTCTGTGAATTCAGTCTCATCAATAGAATCTGAAGGAGAATTGGGGATGTCATGATCACCGCTCACTGCGTTCGCCTGGAGGGTGGATGTGGTGAATCCTAGCTTACTGAGTAGACTCATTCTTTCTCACAGTTACATATGATACGGTAGATATTGAGGAGAGCAGCGCGCGGGCCGCCGCCTTATTTTGCTTTAACAACTGCTCTTTCTTTTCTGCAGCCTTTTGAACTGCTTCAAGCAGGAGCAAAGTTTCCTTGTGGGAGGGTAAGAGCATTTTGCGATTCCTTTCTATTTTTGACGAGAGAGTCTAATGAGCCAGATTGTATAGTAATTAATGATTGTTCGCCAATGGATGTAACTTGTCCATCTAAGTTTGTCTGGAATTTATTTATTATTTGAATAGGAATTTGTAGGCTAATGATTTGCTGCTTTTCAATGATAGATTCTGGTGTCGATTGGCCGCGGCGCTTGGCTGCATTAATGACACTGATTGCTTTTAGTATTTCCATTGGACGATGCATCAATGGAATGCAATCCTGCATCTTCTCAATCAATGCATCTTCTAGTGTGTCATATGCTGAGTCTCTTGTATTGTGTTTCGCAAGAGTTTCGTAACGTAGAGTTGCTACTTTAGATGCAAATTCATCATTTGAAAGCAATTGTGAAATACGAGACGCAGATACGCCTAGAGATGCTGCTACAGTTTCTGGGGCGATTCCTGAGCCTAGTAGTGCGAGGGCGCGCTCTTCTGTGGAGGTGGGGACATTTGCCATTTGTTGCTCCTGGAGGATTTCTTGTATGGGATGATTATCTCAAGATGAGAAAGTTTCGTAGAGTGGGGTAGGTATTTTGTAAAAAATTTAGTAAAAAATTTGAGGTTACATAGGATGCCATCCGCCAGCCGACCTAAAAAGGCCCCTAGCCCCTCCCATAAGATTATTTGATGGTTGCATAAGGTAGATTGATGGGAATGCTACTGACTGACTGGTTAGTAAGTAAGAGCGTATAAGGTAGGATGATAAGCATATAAGATTGACTGATACAGCGTAGATTGTGAGAAACTGGCACGAATCGTGCATGTATATTGACATGCTGCCCCTTGCCTACCCTTTGCCCATTTTCCGTTCATTTTCTGACACTATGTCAGATATTGGACAGGGTATTGTGTCGGATTTTGGACAGCATGTTTTGAATCTATTTTAATTAATGAATCTATTTATATTGGAGAATACCATGACATACTCAATTAATACACTGAAAATTGAATCGAAAAAAGAAATCGCTGATTCAATGAGATTAGTTCGAATCATTGCCAAAGGGGGAAAGGTAGAAAACCGCGTGATTGAATCACAAGGCGTTATTATTCCGGCATTGTCAATTAACTCGATTCAATTAGTTGCGAATAATCCAGTCGGCGCTGAATTCTTATTGAATTCTATTTATGGCGTACAGGATCAATTAATTCGCAAATTAGTATCAAATGGAAAAGTGCAGATATTCGATGCCGAATTCGGGATTGAAAAGATTCTTGAATCGATGAACGAATTGAATGAAACTCAGCGATTCTCCAAAGAATCTATTTCTAAATGGTTTGATTCAGTAATGAAAGGTATATTAGAATCCGCATTGAATGAGAAAGGTTATGGTGCGCAAAGCGAGAAACTAATTAAGAATTACCTTGAATCATTCCAGATTCTAGCAGGTAGAAATCCCAGTATGGCAGGATCTATTAAAGCCGGCTTGATTCGCTGTCTGGAACTATTACCAGCAGAGCAGGATGACAGCGTTACGGTGGAGATTGCGCGCCGGCTGGCAGAGATTCAAGAACCATCTGCAATGCTAGCCGCTCTGTGATATAGATAACTGAGAATCATTCGCATATCGGGCGCCTGCTATCATAGAGGCGCCTTATTCTTGAATCAAATAATTGTATATAATTCATCTTGTGATAGATATATCTAACAAAGACAATAGAAACTAATAGAATACTATGTGGTGGTTATATATATACCCTATTCTATACCTCGCCCCCCCCTCTTCCCCCCCCCTCTCTGACCGTCGCCTATAACTATCTAATGCAATACACATCTAAATCTATCTCTATGCCTATAGAACACAGTAGATTATGCTGCATTAAACACAATCTAGTAGGGGTATATTTTAAATATGTTATTTTTAAAAAGGGGGGTATTATAGTGCTAAGAACTTTAGACTATCTGTTAGATTCTAGTCTAGGCATTGTATTAGTTTCTTATAGTGTATGGGATAAGATAGTTACAATGCAGTCCCCTCTTGACAGGGGTAGGCAGGGGTGATACACTTCTGAATGACGTATATATATGTCACCACCACCTCAGATCTAATCTAACAGAAAAGGAAAAAACAGATGTTATCTATATATGATGATTCAGGAGAATTACTTACAGTAAGTGAAATTCTACTTACTGATTCATTACATGAATTTGATCCGATTGAAGTATGCTTAGAAGCAGAAACATTAGATTCTAAACTAGCCTCTACTTATGAATTTGTACGATATGATACTAAACTATCTGACAAAGCCAATAAGATAGTATTCCTAAGAAAAGAATTGCACAGTATTGTAGATAAGATAGAGAAATACAAAGAAGAACAGAGTAAAAACAAACTGGAACAAATATCAGATTATCACAATCTACGATTCTCTGATTACAAACTGAATGATCTGTTCTCTAGGTATTTTGAAACAATACTACAGCGTCCAGAGAAAGGAAGGATTACAATAGATGACTGGAATATTCTAATCAGGAAACTAGAACTATTCTTAGATCTAATTAAAACAGTAGATGCAAAAGGTATCATTGAAAAGAAACAGAAACAACGTAACAAATTTACACCATTAACTCACCTCTTAAATGAATCAGATCTATAGGAATCTAAAATAATGAATATCTTTATTCTCTCAGGTGATCCATACCATGCAGCAATATGGCAATGTGATGCTCATGTAGTTAAGATGGTATTAGAATCAACTCAATTACTTTGTAATTGCTTTCCAGAAGATTCTTTCCAAAATCAATACAAACGAACTCATTACAATCATCCCTGTTCTATCTGGGCAAGAGAATCAATACAGAATTATAATTGGTTATATGACCATACATTTCATCTCATGCATGAATATAATTATAGGTATGGAAGAGTGCATAAGTGTCATTCAGTTTTTAGAAACTTACCAGATCCATCAAAATATATAGATAGTTTCTCAATGACTCCATTTGCATTAGCAATGCCAATAGAATTCTATGTTTTCAATCAAGATACAAAAGGAGAAATCAATGCAGTAGAATCTTATCGTAAATACTATCATCACAAAAGAGAATCAATGAAGCTATTTAGATATACAAATAGAGATGTACCTAAATGGCTTGCAAGGATCTAAGAATCTATCAATCTATCAATCTACACAAAGGAATCTATCATGGCTAAAATCTTATGCAATAAAAGTGGAATACAATTCAATGTAGAACACTTCCCAATTTCATTCACTCAAAATGAATGTCATCATCCAATCTTCGATGCATCATTGAAAAGATTGTGGAAATACTATCCAAAGTGGCAAGGTGGAGAATTAGATTCAATTGATTCATACCTATTATTTCTCTCATTACTTAATGCAACTGACTTAGTACAATTCAGAGTAGCAGCACAAAGAACTGAATTCACTGAATCAATTATCTCTCAAAACATGGAATCATTGTATGATACAATAGGTAGAATTGCAGCAATACGTAATCCTCGTTTTGTTCTACCTCGCTTTGTTGTTTCCAATGATACAAAGAATCTCTCTAATGTAAAACATTGGATTGCATTGTGGCAAGATGCTTATACTGATTTCTGTAATGGATTGAAAGATCAAGACTTAAGAACTAAATTACAGAAAAGAGAATCAGCTCTCGAAAGATTAATCCGTAATCCTGCAATCAAGCCAGAAAGATATTCTCATCTACTTGCACAATGGGCAGCAATGGCAGGTCAATTTCCAGAATTCAATGTTTATATAAACGGATCCAATATCTCAGTATCAGAATATTGGCAATCTATTATTCAATCATGTTACAAACATATTGATATAATTCAGATTCCTAGAAAGGATATTGCAGAACTGATAGAACATTGTGAAGACACAATAGAACTAGGATCAATCTTTTCATATCAACTATTCACAACATTACGAGAAGGCATTGAAACAATAGATGGATTCTTCAATATTGGAAACAATACTACATTCTCAATTCTACAAGATAATGATAGCGTAGAATCATCCAATTTGCAGCTTCTAATTAATGATGCACCTCATGCTGAACCATCTAGGAAAGATTATCCAACTGAATTCTCTTTCCTCAAAGCAAAGATGAAATGGAGTCTAGCAATTTCATTTGCATCATCCACACAATCTTCATCCACAGATTCTATCTAGGAGTATTATATTATGAGCTTTCTAATCTCTAAATCCTTGTATAACAAACAAGGTAATCTTAATCTATCCAATCCTCGCTATACTGCAACTGAGCAGCAGATAATGAGAAATGGAATTAAATTCTATACACACAATACATTCCATATTCCTTATCCAATCACATATAAATACTTCTCCTATTATAAGCTATTGTATTGGTCAGGTGCTCATATCCTAGAATCTATTGAAGCAGGAATGATTGTAAGGGATGACATTGCATTCATTGTACAATACAAAGATAACCTTACAAGAGGTAAGATTCTAAAAAATAAGGATATACAATATTGTCTCTCATTCAGGAAACCAGAAGAACAATGGTGCATTGATCCAATTGTAATCATCTCTGAAATAAATACATACAGGAAAGGAAACTAGAATCATGTCGAAACTATCTGAACTGTTAGCTAAAGCTAAGAAGAATTCACAAATACAATCTTCACCCAAAGCAAACGAAGTGAGCGTCGTTGCTCAGTCGATTCAGTCTATAGGTAAATCAGAAGAAAACCAACATATTGGAATAGGAAAGAATGGTGAGACAATCACATATAACAAAGAACAATGGGCATTCATCCAAACAGTTCTATCTGGCAAATCTTGTATTCTAATTGGTGCGGCAGGTACGGGAAAGACAACTTCTACAAGAGGAGCAATCTCAGAACTCTTAAGAACTAAATACATTCCTCCAATTTCAGACTCACACAAACATCTTCCATCTCAAACACCTGCTATTGTAGCAATATCTTATACTCGTCGTGCAGTTATGAATCTAAAGAAAGCAATGCCATCTGAATTGCAAGATAATTGCATTACCATTCACAAGCTGCTAGAATACCAACCATTCTTCTATGAAGTATTTGATGAGCAATCAGGAGAATATAAAAAGACTATGCGATTCGAACCTAATCGCAATGCATACAATCCATTACCTTCATCAATTCGCACTATAATAATTGATGAAAGCTCAATGGTATCTGTAGATCTATTTCATAAAATCTTCACTGCAATAGATCCCTCCATTCGCAATGAGGTTCAGTTCATATTTCTTGGTGACATTCAACAATTACCTCCTGTATTTGGATCTGCAATCTTAGGCTATAAGATGCTCAAATTGCAAACAATTGAATTAACTCAAGTATATCGTCAAGCATTAGAATCTCCAATTATCAGACTTGCACACCGTATCCTTTCAGGAGTACCAATTAAACTGGACGAATTCAATTCTCTCGAAACTAAAGGTGAATTGAAACTACATCCTTGGAAGAAGAAGATTAATCCTGATTCAGCATTACTTACAATAGCTGCATTCTTCAAACAAGCATATGATAATTCACACTACAATCCTGAAACAGATATGATCCTTATTCCATTCAATAAAGCTTGTGGAACTGATGAATTGAATAAACATATTGCCAATCACATTGCCAGGAAACAATCTAAAGTGACTTATGAAGTGATTGCAGGATACAATAAACATTACTTCTCAGAAGGTGAAAAGATTCTATATGAAAAGGAGGATGCTGAACTCATTTCAATTCGCCGCAATCCTACTTATGCAGGTAAGTGGCCGCAATCTCCATCTGCATTCTTGAATTACTGGGGTGATTTAGATGATTCAGCAGAAGAATCCGTATTTGAACTAGGTGTTCAAGATGGAGAAAGCGAAGAGGATGTTGATGAAATGCTAGAAGCACTAGCTAATTCAGATATAGAAGATAGAGTTCGAGAAGCATCACACATCCTTACAATCAAACTAAAAGATTCTGAGCGTGAAGTAGAAATTAAAACTGCATCAGAAATCAATAGTCTTGTAATGGCATACTCTCTTACAATCCACAAATCACAAGGATCTGAATGGCAGAAAGTATATCTCATTCTCCATCAATCACACAATACAATGATCCAAAGGGAACTATTATATACTGCATGCACTCGTGCAAGGAAAGAACTTTACTGCATCATTGAACCTGATTCATTCGAGAAAGGAATACTTGGCCAAAGGATTAAAGGTAATACTTTAGCAGAGAAAGCTGAATTCTTCAAAGGCAAAATGGAACGTGGTGAAGAATCTATCCTTAATGAAATCATGGCAGGAGACACAAAATAAAATGACAAACACAACACATAATGTAGAATTCTATCATACAGTAGAGAAGAGATTGTATGAATCTGCTAAACATGCAGAAGAGAATCTCAAAGTATCTTATCTCAAATCGGAAGGACAATCTTGTGCAACATGTTCCCATTGCAATAGATACAAATACACATATCGATGCAATAAGAAAGACAAAGTAATCTCACTCTACTATATCTGTGCAATGCACTGTGCATCTAAGTAAGCTGAAAGGGAGGGGGTTGACACCCTCTCTCTACTGTGGCAGAATGCGTACTCTGGTGACGGATTAGACCAGTTCAGAAACTAATCCAATCTCTCTTTTCTCTTTTCTCTTATAAGGAAATACATATTATGAACGCTCCCGTTCAAGCAAACTTCGACAACAAAGTTGATTCCAAAGAATGCAAGTTTCATTTCAAGAAAGTTACTGACAAAGATAGCGGAATTGAAACTAAGCGTCCGACAGTAGAACTTAATCTTCCCGTACCTAGCGTAGAAGGTATCATTGCAATTCTGGAAGCTGGTGGAAAGCAACTCGAACTTCTGCAATCTGCTGTAGCAGATGTTGTAATTGCTCAAGCACGTTCCATTCTTAATGATTCTGAATCGATGTCGGCAGATAATTTCCCATTTGCACAAGTAGCTTGGGAATTTATTGCTAACATGCCAGAAGCAGAAAAGCGTGGCCGTGGTATTCCGAAAGAATTGTGGGAAGAGTTTGTTACGGATTATGTTGCAGTTATGCCTGCTGTTACTGGCAAATCAACTGAGCAAGTTACTCTGGCTGCTAAACTGTTTATCAATAAGTTCCAGCAAGTTAAGACTAACAAACCAGTTGTTCAGAAACTCCGTGAGCAGCTTTCCATCTATGCTAATAACTCTAAGCAAGCTGAGAACTTTGTTGATTGTATTAAGTTCTTGGATGACAAAGCAGAAGCATTGCTTGAGGCTGATGAGACTGCACTGTTGGCCAATCTGTAATTAGTTTTCCATCCTCCATTCTATAGCATCAGAGTGGAGGAGATAAAACTAAATAGAGAGAATGTAATGTCAATCGAACAACAAACATCCAGATACTTACCTATCTGGTTACAGCTTAAAGAGAAAGGAGAGTGCAAGATAACTGCACCTCCACAATTCCATAAGCGTATAGTAAAAGCACTGAAGAAAAGAAGAGACAAAGATACACTCTTCTTGTATCAACTAGCGGAAGCTAATCGCAAACATACAATTAAATACAAAATCAATGGTACAGTAATTCATTTCAGACTATTCATAGAACTATCTTTGAGAGGATTATAATGTGATTCACTTATCTGACATTCTATACATTACAATAATGTTTTTCTTAGGCTTTTCAATCTATCTTGTATTCAAGGATCTATAACATGAGCGCCATCTCAACTGACCTGCAAATGAAAATCTCCTCACTGCAGGATGCTATTCTACAAACCCATCCTAAACTTCCCATCCTCCTAAAAGAAATACATACAATCCTTAAGAATGATCCTGCGATTGTAACTGTACTTTCTGAGGATGACATCTCAATCATTGTAAATGGTTTGAAACAACAAACTAAGACTGAGATAACACAATCCTCTCTCAAAAAGAAAACTCCTCTCAAGGGTGTTAGTCTTGCAGATCTATAGCAATGACACCACTAGAAAGATTGAAGAGACAGCGAGAATTGGAAAGCAAACCATTCCCAATAGAATTTCTTCTAATCATCTATGAACGAGGCTCCTCCAAAGATCTATACTGTAATTACTTTGAAGGATTCAAACTCTTAGTGCAATGGCTTGGCCCAATACAACTAACACCACATTCAGAACCTCTCAATAAACTATACCGATCATACGAAATTCAAGAACTCTCCATTATACTCAATACAACTCAAGAGAATCTAAATCATGGATATCAGACTTGCCTCACTATCTTACAGCTCGCTTCTAACTTTACATTCATGCCCAAGGAAATACCAATTATACAGGATGAATGCGAAGATCAATGAATCAGAAGATCAGACATCCTCTGTTACATTTGCATTCGGCCATGTAGTTGGACTAGGTATCCAAGAATACATTACCCATCACAATGTAGATAAAACATATCTAGCTTGTTTCCTTATGTGGGAACCTGATCTTCTACAAGATAATCCTAAACAGAATAAATCTTTCTGGACAGCAATGGCAGCAGTAGATAGATTCATTGCTATGTGCAATTCAGGATTCATGGAAGATTGGAGTCTTGCATTATACGATGGCAAACCTGCAACTGAATTATCTTTCATTGTGCAATTCCCTGATGGATTCACATACAAAGGATATGTTGATGCAGTATTGCAACATAATGAAACTGGTGAGGTAATGGTACTAGAAGTTAAAACCACATCAGCTAACAATGTAGCAGCAGCAACATACAAGAATTCAGCACAAGCCATTGGCTATTCTATTGTATTAGACTCATTGTTTCCAGATCTATCTGCCTACCAAGTACAGTATCTAATCTACAAAACAAAGGCAGCAGATTATGATGTAATGAATTTCGAGAAGTCATACTTAGATAGAGCATTGTGGATTAGAACTCTCCTTCTCGACATAGATACAATAAAGATGTATGAAGATGCAAGTATCTATCCAATGCGAGGACAATCCTGTAATGATTTCTATCGAGAGTGTGAATACTTTGGCCTCTGTACTCTAGCAACTGAATCAATTACTGAGCCACTCTCAGAAGATGATAGGAATAAAATCATAGAGCGAAATGAAACTGAGTTCCAGATCACACTATCAATACAAGATCTAATTGATTCACAATTAAGGAAAGAATAATCTACCATGAAACTAACTGACAAACTTCCATCAGCAACACACAGAGTCCTTATCTTTGGTGCGCCCAAAAGTGGAAAGACTCAGCTTGCTGCTACACTAGCATCTAAATATAAAATCATTTGGTTTGATTTGGAGAATGGATATGGCACACTACTTAAACTTCCCAAGAGTGAGCAAGAGAATATCGAACTTATCTCAGTCCCAGATAGCAAGACTTTCCCCATTGCGATTGAGACGATGCTCAAAGTTATCACCGGCAATGACGTGTCTATTTGTGAAGAGCATGGAAAAGTATCATGTCCTCTCTGCACTAAAGACAACAAACCGGTATCAAAGGTATCTCTTAAGGATCTCTCCTCAGATACCGTTGTCGTCATTGACAGTCTGTCTCAACTAAGTAACTCTGCAATCGCATTCATTACTAAAGGACAACCAGATGATTATAAGATGGATTTCTCCGACTGGGGAAACCTCCGTGCGGTGGTGGAAAAGTTTCTTTCTCAAGTTCAACAAGCAAAGTATAACATTGTTTGTATCAGTCACGAGGAAGAAGTAGAAATGGAGGATGGAAGAAAGAAGATTGTTCCAGTCTGTGGCTCTTCTAAATCATCACGCAATACTGCTAAATATTTCGATCATGTATTGTATTGCGAACTCAAGAACAAAAAGCATATCACTGCATCATCGACTACTTATGCAAACAATATTCTTACAGGATCACGTACTGACGTATTCATGGATGCAGATGTAAATCCCACATTACTCTCAATTTTCACATCAACATCCCCAACTACACCGCCAGTTACTCCAGGACAATCTGCATTGAATCAATTAAAAGGACTTAAGAAATGACAACTCCACTCAAACAACAAGTAGATGAAATCCTAGCAGAACGTGGTTCTCGTTATGGTGAATTCAAAGGACATGCAGAACTTACACAATCTCTGAAGCGTAACTTCTGCATCTATGCAATCAATTATTCAAAGCTCACACCCTCAATGCGTGAGACAATCGAAATGATCTTCCATAAACTAGGACGTATTGGTAATGGGGATCCAACATATTTAGATTCATGGATTGATATAATTGGATACACTCAATTAGTTATCGATGAACTAAATGCAGCAAGTAGCAAAGAAGTCTAATCATTTAATCTAAATCACAAACTGAAAGGTAATAAATTATGTCTCTCGATCTTGACTCCATTCTCGATTCCTCCATTGACGATCTTGCCGACTTGCCTGAGTTCCAAGTCTTTCCTAATGGCGTGCACAAAGTAATCATTAACTGGGAAAGCAAAGAAGTTAACAAGCATCCCAGTATGGAACTGAAGATGAAAGCAATCGAAACTGTTGAGCTTGCCAATCCTGCAGCCGATAGTCCTCTCGCAGCTGGAACTGAATCTTCTGTTCTCTTCATGCTAGATAATGAATTCGGACAAGGTAAATTCAAATCGATCATCAAGCAACTTGCTGAAGCAACTGGTAGTACAAAGATCAGTGAGGCGGTTGAGGCATCGAATGGAATGGAAGTGCAAGTAGTTTGCAAAGTCCGCCAGAACAAAGATAAGACACAATCTTATACCGATGTTACTAAAGTGATTGTCTAAGTCTCTCCCGAAATAATCACTTAGCTTAAATGCCTCTAGGTTCAAAAGACTTAGGGGCATTTTCACGAACTGATTAGAAATGAAAATGGAGAATATAAAATGGATGTATGGCAACTAGCAATAGCAAATCTAAACAAAGTAGAATACAAAAGACCTAGATATTATTCCTGTCCATACTGTGCAAGACTACTTGCAAAACAAACACCGCATCAAACCTATTGCCATCCAGATTGTGGATCAGCAATGAGAAGAATCAATCTCTCCATGCAGAATCAGAGGAAGAAATGACAAGACTATTATTCGTGGGTACTCATGCAGATAAAGCATACCTACCTAGGCTCAAACCCTGTATCGGAACTGCATCATGTGCTGTTATAGTAGAGACTCCTTCTACTTTATATGAACTCTCTAAGATAGCAGAAGAGAAGAAGGCAGATGCTATTATCTCTACCTCCCCCATCCTTCTATCTAAACTGGTCAATCTTCCCAATGCACGCAGAAAACCATCCATTGATAACTATGCCGGCTCACTATTTACAAGCAACGGTCGTGAGATTTTATTTCTTAACCCGCTTGAACAACTTGTCACGGTATCCTATGGTCAGTTTCTCACTACAAGATACATATCGAAACTGGTATCAAAGAACTCCTGGCCTTCATACTCTGCATTCAATTGGGACATAGGCAATCCATCTAATCTAGGTGCAATCTTTGAAAAGTATAAGGATGCTTATGCAATCGCTATCGACATTGAAACATTCTCGAATCCTCTATCTATTCGTTGCGTTGGGTATACTGCAATCTTTCTTGACGGCAGCTTTCATTCTACTGTTATCCCATGTGATTCCCAATACAATCTCACGTGGATCAGAAAGTTCAACTGGGAATTGCCTGCACCAAAAATCTTCCAGAATGGGAAATATGACATCGCATACTTATCAATGTACAATGCAGTACCATACAATTACATCTGGGATACCGCAACTCTCTTTCACTCTTGGTACTCTGAACTCCCAAAAGACTTGGCTTCATTAAATAGTTTCTGTGTAAGAGACTCAATGTACTGGAAGGATCTAGCAGATACATCAGATCTCCATACATATTACCTATACAATGCCAAGGATACATATGCAACTGCTTGTGTCTGGCTTTCAATGATGAAAGAGATTCCTGATTGGGCAGCATCTAATTACTCAAATGAATTCCCTCTTCTATATCCTTGCCATCTATCTGAAATGACAGGAATCAAGAGAGATGTCCCATCCCTTTCAATTCAATGTAAAGAAGTAGAAGAGTCAGTAGAGAAACAGAATACCTCTCTATCTAAAATGCTAGGAGTTCCATCCTTCAATGTCAACTCACCAGTACAAATGAAAGAGTTGCTTAAAATTCTAGGATGTGCAGATTTAGAATCAGCAGATGCAAAGAACCTAGCGAAAGCAAAGCTGCGGCATCCATTGAATGCAAGAATCATTAACCAAATACTCTCAATACGAAAGGAGAGGAAACTTGTCAGCACATACCTCACACCAGGAAAAGAATTCAACGGAAGAATCTTATACGCTCTCAATCCACATGGTACCGATACAGGAAGGCTTGCGAGTAAAGAGCATCATTTTTGGTGCGGACTCCAAGTCCAGAATATTCCAAGAGGAACTGTGGTTAAGCGAACCTTTATTGCAGATGATGGATTTAGAATTGTCGAATGCGATCTCGAACAAGCTGAGTCAAGAGACACCGCCCATATTGCAGGGGATGAAAGTCTTATTAACGCAGTCTCAGGCACGCGGGATTTTCACTCTGTCAATGCCTCGGCGTTTTTTGGTGTACCTTACGATACTATCTACGACGACGCCAAAGGAAAGTCTCTAGATAAATCTCTCAGAGACTTAGCAAAACGTGTAAACCATGGAGCGAATTATAACATGGGGCCAGGAGTTCTAGTAGAAACAATGGGAGAAGATAAGATACTAGAAGCAGCGCGTCTATTGAAACTTCCTAAACTCTGGAACTACAGACAGATAGCAGAACATCTACTTGCTCAATTTCATAAGACATATCCTGCTATTTCAAAAATCTACTATCCCGGAGTAATTCATGAGATACTTACAACCAAGCGGCTATCATCCAAGGCTATACACCAAGTCGATTATCAGGCATCTAAGACTGGACTTGTCCGTTATTGCTTTGATGATCCGAGCAAATCTAAGTCTGCACTCAATGCATATGTGGCGCATCCTCCGCAATCTCTGAATGCAATGACCCTCAACAAAGCATACATGAAAGTATTCTATGAAATCGCATTACGATATCCATCTGACTTTAAGCTCCTCGCACAGATCCACGACTCAATACTATTTCAAATCAGGATTGGAAAAGAAGAACTTATTCAAAAGGTTAAAGAATGTATGGAGATTCCTGTCAGAGTCCGTGGTTATGATGGTAAGGACAGAGAATTTACAGTTCCCGCTGCAGCTAAAGCTGGTAAAGATGGACTTGGTAGTAATAATTGGGGAGATACAGAATGACGATACAAGAAATGATCGCTGTCCTTGAGGCAGCGCAGAGGGGCGAGGAGATTGAGTATCGCGGGGTAGATAGTGGTAAATGGAAACTATGTGATTACCAACCCTGTTGGAGTTTTTCAACCAACGACTACCGCATCGCACCGAAGAAAGAGATGACGCTGGTGGAGGAGTTGCGTGAAGGTGTATACCACGGAAGCATTCGTCACCGTGCCGCTGACCGTATCGAATTGCTTGAAGAACAAGCTGCGTATC